AGAATTTGGCAGAGGAAGCAAGTAAAAATGAATCGGGGGGAAATTTTAGATGAGGCAAAACGCCTCACACATACTGATCGTCAAAAAAACTATGGATCACCGTATGTAAATCACAAACGCATCGCCGACCTGTGGAGCGTGTATCTTGAAACTGAGATAACACCTTCACAGGTCGCTTTGTGTTTATGCCTTGTGAAAATAGCTCGCTTGATTGAGACACCTGACCACGAGGATTCGTTTGTAGATTTGGCAGCATATGCCAGCATTGCAGGGGAGATTGAATCACAATGGAAATGATCACACTTGTTCCAACTCGTGGGCGACCACACAATGCCGTTGAACTCTTAGCCTGTCACGATGACCTTTCATCTGCCTCACGATTGCTCTTCATTGTGGACTATGACGACCCAAAGGCAGATGAATATGTCTTTGAAGTAGGCGATGATTATGTGATCACCTGCAACAATGACTCTCGCGGAATGGCAAAGCCACTCAATTATGTGGCACGCAAATACCAAGACAAATACAAGTATTTCACCTTCGTTGGCGATGACCACCGCCCACGCACCGCCGATTGGGATGCAAAACTCATTGAGGCGTTGCAACAGGCACCGTCACTTGCCTACGGCAATGACCTACTTCAAGGCAAGCGCCTTCCAACGATGGTCTCAATGACATCAGACATTGTTGGCGCACTTGATGGCATGGTTCCACCGAATATGAAGCATCTTTACCTTGACAACTTTTGGAAGAAATTGGGCGAGGATTTAGGCGCTTTGACCTACCTTGAAGATGTCATTGTTGAGCATATGCACCCCGTTGCAGGAAAAGCTGAATGGGATGAGGGCTATCGTGAGGTCAATGCACAGGAAGTTTATTCTGCCGATGCTCTTGCATACAAGAATTACATTGAGTCAGAGGCATATCAGGTCTTACTGAAGAAACTTCGCAAATGAAACAGGCAATATCCTTTTCTTTGTATGGGTCAGACCTTCGATACTCTGTGGGAGCAATCAAGAACGCCATCATCGCTCAACAGATTTTGGATGAGGAATATGACCTCATCTTCTTCGTGGGGCAATCGGTGCCTTCCTGGGTAATCTCAACCCTTCGCCTGTTTCCCAATGTTCAAATTATTCAAACAGATGCACCTGAAGATCACACCGCCAAGTTGTGGCGCTTTCTTGCCTGTGAATTAGATTATGACTTTGTTGCCTTTCGCGATGCCGATGCTCGACTGTCCTTGCGCGAACTTAACGCCCACGAGGAATTCATTGAGTCAGGGCTAGATGCTCACATCATGAAGGATCACCCTATTGGTCACAACTACCCGATCAATGCAGGAATGTTCACAGTTCGCTCTGCCTTGTTCAAAGACATCCGCACCCTGATTGAGTCTGTTGAGATCAAGGACTATTACACCCAAGACCAAGACTTCCTGAGAAATCTGATTTACCCACGGATTCAATTCTCATGCTTTATTCATGACGAGTTCTACGATACTCAACCTGAAGGCAAATCACTTCGCAAGCCGTATGTGCTTGAACCTGTCAACCAGGTAAGTCATATTGGTGCAGCTTTAGATGAGAATGATAGGTTTATCTTCACCGTTGACCAACAGAAATCTGTGGCGCTATCGGGTGATGATAAATACTTGTATGAGTGGGGGCAATAATGAAAATTCTAATCACAGGCGATGCCGGCTTTGTTGGGCGTGCATTTCATCGCGCACTTGCAAAACAACGCCACGACATCACAGGAATTGACCTAGTAAATGGCAAGGAAGTTCGACATTTCTTCGCCACAGATGACACACAGTTTGACATCGTAATTCATCTTGCGGCAATTGTCGGTGGGCGGATGACTATTGAGGGAAACCCTCTGTCAGTTGCCTCTGACCTTGCCATCGATGCAGATATGTTCCAATGGGCGCTGAGAACTCGCCCGAAGCACATTGTTTATTTCTCATCAAGTGCGGCTTACCCAATCTTCTTGCAAAGACTGCAATATCAGCAAAAACTGCGCGAAATTGACATCAATCTTGAACATATTCGAACACCTGACTTCACCTATGGTTGGGCAAAGTTGTCAGGTGAAATGCTCGCCTCATATGCACGAGCTGAAGGTCTGAAGGTAACTGTATTGCGACCATTTAGTGGATACGGTTCAGATCAAGCACTTGATTACCCATTCCCATCCTTTATTGCACGCGCTCAGCGCAAGGCAGACCCATTTGAAGTGTGGGGCAGAGGAACCCAGGTGCGCGATTTCGTTCACATTGACGATGTTGTTGGCGCTACTTTTGCAGCCGTGATCAATGATGTGGGTGTCATGAATATCTGCACAGGTCGCCCAACCTCATTCATTGAATTGGCAGAAATGGTGATGTTGCAAGCAGGTTATCTTGCCCCTATCAAAAACAATCTTGATGCACCCATAGGCGTTGAATACCGCGTAGGCGATCCGACTCAAATGTTGCAAGTCTATGAACCAAAAATTTCTCTTGAAGAAGGCATTGCTCTCGCGCTTGCCGAATAAGAAATCCCCCTCACCATCAGTCGGTCATGGTGAGGGGGATTTCTTTGTCTTTTTAGGCTAAATCCACTCCATCATCGGTGCAGGTTGAATGTCTTTGACGACCTCATAGAACTTGCCTGATTCGTGCAATGATCCTGCGCCTACAACATATCCATTGTGCTTAATGTCAACACCTTCACGAAGTTTGCCCTTGAACTTCGCATCGGCAGGGGCGGTGTAATACAGATGCAAGCCATCGCCTGTTGCAACTGTGAATGTGTCTAAGTTCAAACCTTCAGTTGTTCCGCCGTTTCGGTAGTCAATATCAAAGACAACTAAGTTTGAAGGGGCGCAAGCGATGCCAATGTTGAGCATGGGTGCGCGAGTGAACCATTTCTCAATGGATTCAATGTCAGTTGTCGCTGACTTATATCCATGAGTTGCAATGGGGAAGAATGGTGTCTTTTGATAAGGAGCAACAGGCAAGATGTGCCAACCTCTTTCGGCAAAGGCAATGGCGGTTGTGGCTTTTGTCATTTGATATATCCCTTCAAAAAGTCAACGATTACTTCGGAAACTGATTTGTCTTCTGACTGCGCCTTCGCCTTCGCCTTCGCCCATACTTGATCGCTGACTCTGACTGACCTGATTTTCTTGCCGACCATTACAACACCACACATTCGCTCATTGAACCCCAACACCAACCAAGAAACTCTGCATTGGGTGCATCAATGCCGACCCACCACAGATTGCTCGCAACTTGCCAAATCACAATGATTCCAACTGCAATTGCAATTGCTCGCACTTTCTTTCCGCGCTTTGTGATCATTAGTTCTCATCCATTTCTTCTTGTAGTGCTGAAAGCATTTCAAGGTGATATTGCTCTTGCTCGCGTTCATTGCAAGAGTTCGCTTCTTTTGCTTGTTCTAAATGATATTCAGCGACATCTTTGATTTTCATACTAAACACACCCCCAAAATGTGTAACTCATTGATTGATTTGATCGCATCTTTTTTTGTTGATGCATCTTCAACGATAAAAGAATCAAACCAATTTGGAACCCAATGATTATTTACAAATTGGCAATCATCTTTTTTGTAAGCATCCCAACCTTCGTTGTGCTTCCAATAAACAACATCACAACATTTTCTTGACATTATGCACCTGCCTTTTCTGCATTGATAAGTGTGCGTGTCAATTGATCTTGATAATAGCGATCTGCGCAATCAAGACAAACTGTTACTTCAAATGAACCACGAATTTGATGAGCTAGAACATCAACTCGTGCTGCGCAATTGTTACACTTCAACATTTTGAACCCCGATCTGTGGGAGCCGTTCCCACAAGAAGAACGATACTCTCATCTATACAAATGTCAATACACAACACAAAGAATCTTTTGAGTGTCGGTCTGCCCTGTGGATAACTTCTATGTCACCATTGGCGCATTCCAAAGGAGAGGGGATGAATGATGCTTTTGGTCGTTATTGGGGGCGCAATCGCCGTCACAGGGCTTGTGTGGGGGCTTCTAGCCCTTGAGGACAGGTTCACCGCACAGATTACACACTCAGAGGGTGGGTGGGGCTATTGATCAACCGCGACCCCCTCTTTTCGGTTCACAATGCCCTCAATGGCGATGTGGTCATTTACTTAGAAGAACGAGATGCCAACTGCGATTTGATTGAGGATGTCGTCACCCAGGTTCCAATGGGGTCAATTCAGGCAATCAATGCTTTAAGTGGCTTAGATTTGAAATCAATTGAATCAGCTCGATTGATGGACAAAGCAAGATCAGCCGTTCCTGATCTTGCAATCAAACTCGCAAGCATGAGTGAAAGCGAGGCACTTACTTTGGCTGAAAAACTCATCACCGCCGTCAAGTATGCACGCGCTATGCGTTCGCAGCCTTTGGCGACAAAATTGGAGTTGGTGAAGTAAGTTGGCAAATCCCAATGGTCGAAAGGGCGCACTCTTTGAAACTTCAGTAATGAAGTGGCTGAGAGAACACGGGGTCAGCGCCGAGCGACTCAGCAAGGCAGGGAGTGCAGACGAAGGTGATGTTGTTTGTGTCGTTGCAAACAAGACTTACATCTTTGAGTTGAAAAACCGCAAGGCGATCACACTTCCTGCCTTTTGGGATGAAGCCATCACAGAAGCAAAAAACTATGCAAAAGCTCGTGGTCTTGAACAAACTCCACCTGCTTATGTCATAATTAAGCGCCGAAATGCCGGCATTGAAAAGTCATGGGTTGTTCAGGATTTAGAACAATGGCTTGGAACTAGGGAGTGAATTTCGAATACTTCTTCCCCACATTACCTTTGTTGACACAGGCACAATGCCGTGACATCGAAAACCCCGACATTTTCTTTCCTGAAGGAAAAGTCGAAGAGGCAAACAGTCTCCCAATCGCTCGCAGTATTTGCGAAGGTTGTATAGAACGAAAGGAGTGCTTGGAATACGCACTTGCAGAAAACATCCCATTTGGGATTTGGGCAGGAACGACACCAAAGGAGCGTGGAGTTTATGTTCAAAGAAGGCGCAAAAAGTTCGGCAAGAATAACGCCGAGACGATTCGCAGACTTCATCTGCAAGGAAGAACACCAAAAGAAATCTCAGTTGCTTTGAATGTTGACCTTTCGTACACAACGCAAGTTCTTCGCAAGGCAGGGGTGAAATCAGAGGGAGAACTCCAATCACAACTCAAAACAAAAAACTCATCAGGGGGATTGCAATTATGATCAGCGTAAATGGTTTGACATCAATGGTTGTCAATGCCGCATTCGCTCCACAAATTGCAGTTCCTGCATCCGTTGTCTATTCAGAGCGACCACCGCTTGCCCAGGTAAATCCGAAGGAAGTGGCTCGTGATTTGCTTACAACTAAGCAATACAAATGTTTTTCCGCGTTGATTGGCAAAGAATCAGCCTGGAAAGATGCAAAAAACCCAACGAGTTCAGCTCAAGGCATCGGCCAACTGCTTGACTCTACTTATCGCAATCTTGGAATGGAACATTCTGAGTCTAAGGTGTCACAACTTGTGGCAACTCTCGCCTATATCCATCGGCGCCATGTGTCTCCATGCTCTGCTTGGTCACACTTCCAAAAATTCAATTGGTACTGAAAAGATTCGGGGGAATTACAAGTGACCATTGAAATTGAACACAAGCGTGTTGTCTTAGATGATGACATTGCATCTTGGCTCAAACAATACAAAGAAGCGTTGAGCAAGATAAAAGAATGGCAAGAAGTTGCCGACATAGCTCGTTCGCACCTTGAAAGCGCATTGGGCGATGCTGAAGTTGGTATGTACCAGGGCAACGAGGTTGTCCGATGGTCATTTGTTGAATCAAGACGAATTGATGTCAAGAAGGCACGAGAAATCCTGCCTGATCAGGTCATTCAGTTGCTTGAGATTCCAACAACTTCACGCCGCTTCACAGTTGTCGAGAGTGGTGAGCAATGAGCATCATCACGCCTATCTCACCACTTCTCGATGAACCACCTTTCACGCCATATGAAGATGATGAAGAGGATGATGAATAAATGACATTCGTTGCTCCGCATAAGCCTTCAAAGGTGTTGGCAGATGAACTTGCTGAAATCATTACAAAGGCAGGTCAATGGTCGCCACGCTCAAAGCAAATTGCCATCGGCCCATCTGAAATTGGGCATGAATGCTCACGCCGTCTTGCTTACAAACTTCTTGATTGGGAAAAGATCAATGAGGGTGGAAGCAGCAGTTGGAGCGCCCAGGTGGGAACGGCAATTCACGCTTACTTGGCAGAGGTCTTTGGCAAGATTGAAGGATATGAAGTAGAGCAACGAGTCACCATTCGTTCGGGTCTGTCAGGTTCAATTGACTTATTTGATGTCAACCGTGGAATCGTGATGGATTGGAAAACCACCTCATCTAAGCAAATTGAAACGCGCAGAAAAGAAGGCGCGACCAAGCAACAATTGATTCAGACTCAGCTTTATGGTTACGGCAAAGCACAGCAAGGTGCAACCGTCAACCATGTTGCACTTGTGTATTTACCGACATCAGGTTCACTTGATGAGATGCACCTGGAGATGTATGAGTATGATGAGCAGGTTGCATTGGATGCACTTGCTCGCATTGATAGTTTATACACGCTTCTTTCAACAGTTGATGTTGAGAGCAATCCGCAAATGTGGGATTTAATACCTGCCGAACCGACAAGACTGTGCAGTTATTGCCCCTATTTTTTACCGTATAGCAAAGATTTATCTCGCGCCTGTCATGGAGACACTCAATGATGTGCGAATGTAACTCTTGCAAGTGCGGTCTCATACCGACAAAGGCACTCTCAGATGGTGTCAAAGAATGGGTGGAAAATAATCCACCGACAGAGTTAGACAACAACAACAACGAAGAGGGGGAACAGTAATGTTCACAGCACCAACGCAAGGTGGCGGTGATTCAGTCAAAGTCGCAGACTTGGCAGGAAAGCTGCTTATCATCACACCGATTGAACACAAGAAAGAGATCACAACCGTTCACGGAGTCACAGATGCAATTGAAGTCAACATTGTTGACCTTGATGGCGATGAGACACACAACAACATCTTGTTTTTCAACATTGCATTGAAGAATGCACTCAAGGACAAGATTGGTCAACGAGTTTTAGCACGCATCGGACAAGGAACGGCCAAAGCCGGAAAATCTGCCCCGTGGGTTCTCATTGATGCCACAGGCAATCCTGATGATCTAGCAAAGGCGAACGCCTTCATCGGCGGTGGCAATGCGAAAGCATCCGCCCCTGCCGCACCGCAAGCACCGATTGACACAAACAACTTGCCACCTGAAGTTCAGGCATTGTTGAATCAGTTGGGCGCAAAGCAGGTATAAATTTCCTGTGGCTTTAATCCTTTCCTTTCGCCACGGGGAACGAGGTATGGGATTTGCGTTCTTGGGGAATTGCGCAGGTGGGTTCGACTCCCACCACCTCACAAGATAGAAAACTTTGAACGGGGGCAATGAATGAGTGATTATCAGCAAGCAATCCGCGAGGCGATATTCAAGCGAGAAAAAGATCAAGTGGCTATCTTTGAGATTGCCATTGAAGTCGAAAAAATTGTGCGAGAACACATTGCAAGTGAGATTGAAACTCACATTGACTCAGATCACGAAGCGCGAGCATTCACAGTATCGGCTGATATTGCAAGGGGTAAATAATGACTCCATTTTATGAATTCACTTGCGATTGTGGACACATTGCAGAAGTGTTTTTTGAGATGAATGATGACAAAAGAATCATCTGTCAAAGTTGCAAGAAGAAGTTGATGCAACGCAAGTATTCTCTCGGTGGCACCATCTTCAAAGGTGAAGGATGGGGTGGCAAATGATTACGGCAGTTTCATTGTTTGCAGGTGTAGGTGGTTTTGATTTAGCTCTTGAACGAAACGGTGTGAAGGTAGTTGCATCGGTTGAAATAGACAAGAAAGCGCAGGAAGTGCTTCGCCGACACTTTCCGAACTCAACAATTTTCGGTGACATCATGGGGGTAACAGGTGAACAACTCATCGCAGCAGGATTTATTCCAAAATCAGGAATCATCACAGGTGGATTCCCCTGTCAAGATTTATCAGTTGCCGGTAAGCGAGCAGGATTGGGCGGAGAACGGAGTGGACTTTTCTGGCAAATCTGCCGACTCCTTGACGAAACAAGAGCGCAAAACTTTATCCTTGAAAATGTTCCTGGCTTACTTTCCTCAAATAACGGAAGAGACATGGCCGTTGTCGTTGAAGCGTTGGTCAAGCGCGGGTATCGCATCGCCTACCGGGTGCTTGATGCTCAACACTTCGGAGTTCCCCAACGCCGCCGTAGAGTGTTCATTGTCGGATGTCTTGGAGACACAGGGCGATCACCTGAAGAAATACTCGCTATCTCCCAAAGCCGCCCAGGGTATCTTGAGGCGA